TTTTCTATTGTTGCTCTGCAACTATCCCTAGTTTTTGAATCAAGCGGCCCAAAGTAAGTCCACTTAACATCTATGCCCTCAAAAACTTTATATCTAGCAAGATCATCAAATGTTTTAATGCTTGTGTAAACGCTTGTGTTTAATTGGTAATCTGCCAACCCAATGTTTCCAATAGCATCTATTGTGTCATTAATGCTTACTCCTCCATATAAGTTTTGGAAAATAGATGAAGTTAATCTATCTGAGAATCCTCTTGCTTGACCTAATAATTGAGCAGTGTTTAAATCTTTTAATGTTTCTAATCCTTGTAAACCTGCCCCACTTAACGCTGTAACTCCTCTTCTTGATGCTTCTGCTATGGTTTGTTCTAATAGCTTACTGTAATCATCTTCTAAATTGTTTAACGCATTGCCATAACCAGAATTAATTAATTCATTAAATAGGTTTAATTGCCCAACAGCATTTATTAATTGCGTATCAGACAACGCCCCCAAATTTCTTACGACCCTTGTTAAGTTTCTTTTAAATGTCCTTTCTAGCTTTTGAACATCTTTTG